CAGCCTGGAACGGAGGATCGCAGAGTTGAAAGAGCTTTACTCAGACCTCATCCCAGCCAATGTGTTCGTGGTGATGGACGGGTTGGCTCAAAGCGAATACGCGACGCTCAACTCTCTGCCGGAGCTACAGATCCTCTACTAGGCTGCCATCAGCCTGGATTGGTCCTCCATGCTACAAGCAAGTCTCATCCGGCGAGGCTTGCTTCATCCCGAATGTTCGAATAAGCTGAGGCTGTGGAAGCATCCCATGTTTTCGAGCGTCCGCCTCCTGGCCCAGGGATCGATGATGCTTGGGCCATAATCAAGCTCAAGAACTCGGCTTTTGGTGTTCCTACGGCGATTGTGGTCGAAGGACATGTCAAATGTGTGATCTGTTCAGGCTTCGCTGAGAACAGGCTGGTCTGTGAGGATTGCACCGAATCGGTCAAGCTGGTTAGGGCCGCAGGCAACATCGGGATACTCAAAGAACTCATCGAGTTTGCTTCCAAGCCTGGGAACATTGCCATGTTCCAAGCTCTCACCGACGAGGCGATAGGTGAGATCATGCTCAAACGGATCGAAGATGCACGCAGTCGAAGTTGAAACGTTCGTGGTCAGCCGCGACGTGGGATTTCCCGACAAGTGGCAGATCAAGCCCGTGGAAATCTCTGAAGCCTGGAAGACGGTTCTCGGAAACGACTGGGACATCACCATGTCCAGCGACCCCGTATTCGAACCGCTCTACCAGGCGCTACAAGATCGCTGGGAGCAGGCAAGTCGTGATACCGGTTTTGACATCCTCATTTGTGAAGTGCTCGTCGAATACACGTTCTCGGCCCCACCTGGCATCATGGCCCTCCGCTACGGGAGACACGTCTGGGCTGATGATGACCAGTTCTGGTATCTCATGGTGACCTCACCGCGCCGAATCAGCACGGTGGTCAGCGGAGATACGAAAGAATGGAGAGTCGTTGGAGGTTTCGTACGAACGGTTAACATGGTTTCCATTCTCGAAAGGAGCCATTTTGACCGCCGACAACGCAACCGAGAAGAAAGACGAAGAGCAGAAGAGCACTCCGTCCTCGACGCCAGCATCAGACTTGATCAAGGCCGACTCAGACAGCGTCCCTTCCGCAGCGCCTTCCAAAACAGAGAAGGCTAAGGGTCCTACCTACACGCGCAACCCCAAGGGTGGCCCACTCATCACCGAAGAGTGAGTCTTCCCAGACTTTCTGGCCGGGAGGCACGCCGCTTACGCAGACAACTCTGGCATGACCAGAAGAAGCGTTGCTACTGGTGTCGCAAGAAGGTCGTCCTGCCAGAAGACCTGCTCCGCAAGTACCTTCCCCTGGACTCTCTCTATCAAGAGAGACTGGCAGACCAGTTGGGGCAACTACACGCCCAACTGATGGCCAAAGTGCCAGAGTTCAGACAACGCTGGCTCAACGATCTCGGGACTCTCGACCATTTGATCGAGCATGCGCGGGGGGGAAGCAACGAACTGACCAACCTCGTGCTGGCCTGCGCTCCCTGCAACGAGAGTCGTGGTCGAAGATTCAAGTTCTTGCTACTTGAATCTGTCGATAGCTTGTGGTTAGAGTCGCCGGGTGCCGCCAGTGAGATCCCCATGATCGTCCCTCCGGTTCAGTTTCTGAACTAATGCCCCCCCGATGCGTGGCCGCTAAGACTCCTGGTGTGGATAGCCGGGAGAAGGAGAACGCCACCGGGTGCATGACGTAAGAGCCGGAGATTACAAATTCTTGTGATATTTGTAACTGGGAATCCCCCGCACCATTGATCGGCTAGTGGGAAGACCTCCGGTCACCAGAGCAGGCTACTGGTGCAGGATGTTCGCACGAACGTTTATCGGACACCCCCTATTATAAGCGCGCGAGCTTGGTGGTAAACTGAATCGGTATGTCTGGTCAGGTGTGGTGTCGGTACTGCGGGAACTACGGTCTTACCGATCGGATGGTCTGTTCGAACAAGAAGTGCCTGGCGGCGGACCTGACTGACAACCTCATGCAGTTGCACATCGAAGTTGGCGCAGAGGTGTCAGGGGCGAGTCATACCCGGACTTCCGTGCATGGATATGGTTGGGCCTTGGACGCGGGCACGATCCATCTGTCTCATTCTCATCAGGCATTCACAGCCGTAAGTGCACCGTGAACATTCAACGCATCACCATGACTGGTCCCGATTTCAGAGTCTCCTTCAGTCCAGCAGATGCGAGCGAAGCGAGGGGGGAGGGGGTCGAGGGGGAACCGCAGGCGTCCTTGACGCCGGAGGGTTCACCCCGTTTCTGGTGCCGATTCTGCGGAAGATTGCTATCCGAAGCTCTTGGCGAGATGGCCTGTATCACATGCTCATTTACCCACATGCAGCAACAGTTGGAGATCCTGGATATGAAACTGACTGCGGCTGGGGTCAACCTTGCCGTGGCGATAGGTGGTGTTTTTCGGCTCGAAGCAGCGCCTGGTTGAAGACGATCGCCTTGTCCAGCCATTCGATACTCGGGTCCGATTCACGCACGGTTCGGAGTAGGGGTCCGGCGATAGGCGGATTCAACTTTCGGTATAGGTCGGCCAGGATCGAGTAGTAGTCCTCGCGGGTGAGTTGGGACATTCTCTGCGGCGCGGTTGCCATTTGTTCGTACGCCCATTCCAGGACATCAGCAGGCAGGATGTCTTGAACATTTGTACGAAAGAGGTTAGTGTTGGTGGGCATGAGTGGGAAGGTGTCTGAAACCAGGTTACGTGTTCTTGAGTTCCTCGTCGGGTATATGGAGAGCCATCGCTCCGCTCCGACCAGAGAAGAGATGGCTGTTGCGGTTGGTCTTGGTCCACGTTCTAGCATCCAATACCACATCGACTCGCTTGTTGAGGATGGCTATGTGGAACGGACAATCTACAGACATCGGATGATTCGCCCTACCGAATCGGGTATCAACGCGATCAAACGACTGAGGATCATTGATGCGAGTGACAGCTAGACGGGGCAGGACCAACACATATGACCCATTCCTCGCGAACACCCAATCATTTCAGGCAGCGGCAGTCACTGAGATCATGTTGAAAACATTCGAAGCAGAACTCGATTCTTTGGATGAACTGATTAGGAGTGACCGGAAGGCTGCTTCTACTGAAGCGCTGCTGCGCCGGTATATGACCGCCGAAGAAATCTACAGGAGCGTCGAAGAGGATTTCCGCCGCATTCAACTGAAAATGCTGATGCTTTCAGACCGGCTGTCCAACGGACGAAAGGGGGTTGGCGATGGTAAGTGAGTACGTGCGGGTTCATCGTTCTGATCTGGAGAAGATCAAACATGCCCTCGACAAAGGCCACCTGTATCTGAAACGACTCAACGAAATGAACGCGGCGCTTCATCTGGCAGATCCGTCCTACTCACCGCTGACCACGACAATCGACAATGCCCGTGCCCGAGTGGACCAACTGCTCGATGGGGTCAACGTTGAAAAGGACTAAACGGCGCATCCTCGTATCGATTGTTGTGCTTCCCGATGAGGAAGTTTTGGCAGGAGAGGCAGTTGAGGATGCATACCGTTACGCCGACGAGGTACATGTCATACAGGCAGGCCGGTCGACCCCATCCCGCGCCTTCGCGGCGATGTCGAGTTTCGTACATGCCATTCCCGTCTCTATGACTTCGCCGCGGGATCGCTCTCTCGCCTACAGGTCGGTATGGCCCACACGTGAATATCCCGCAGATGTGGTCATCATGTTCTTAGAAGTCGGGTACAGGGTCAGCGACGCCGACGCAGTACGAACCTCCATCGAATTCAACCCTGGCAAGGTGATCACCGCCATGAGGTATTTCCAATGGGACCTCGACTTCTATCGGGTAGATGGTCGTTACCGGCCAGCCCGCCTCCCGGTAGCAGCTAGCGCCAAACAGGGTGTCCATTGGGTCAGCCCCGTCCAGACCGTTCCCGACTGGATGTGGTCATCCCGTGACGCCTGGGTGGAAGCGAGCTTTGACATTGTGGATGTGACCTTTATGGATGCTGGCCACAGGTGGGATGACGGCCAACCCAAACTGGAGGCCATGCCGGGAAGGGTGTACGGGTGAGCACAATCAACGTCGTTGGAGCATCAGGGGCCGTATTCGAAGTGATCGACGAGGCTGAACGCCAATACTGGAACAAGGCCCGAACCAAATACTTGGAGCAGTTCAGGTTCGACAACATCTCCGACCTCCAGGACATCGACAAGGTTCTCGTCGGGGAGACCCTCGCATTCCGGTGGGGAAGCTGGCTAGTCCGAGAGGCCGACTACGACGGGCGCTCTATCGAGGAGATGGCAGACAAGGTCAAGAAACAGAAGAACGAACTGGACCGCGAGACCCGCATCCTCAAAGAGAACATGGGTCTCAATCGCGCTCACCGCCAAGACTCAGAACAGCAATCGACGGCCGACTATCTCCAAAACCTTCTACGGAGAGGCAAGGAGTTCGGGGTTCATCGCGACAGCCAGATCACAAAAGCCATCGACCTTCTCCACGAGTTGTTCACCCAGGTCGGGTTGTGGGAGAGAAGCGACGAGGAGGAGCAGGCTCACCTGAAAGTCAGCGCTGAAGAAATCCTTCGTTGGTGCGTCGAGGTGGCCAAACCCGAGTTCGAAGAGATCGATGCGGCCTTCAGAAAGAATCAAAAACTGTGGATAAAGGAGGTCTCATGATCGAAGTCTCCCCGCCAGTGTTCATCATGCTGATGGGCGGGTTGGGTTTCGTCTGCGGATACGTCTTGGCGTTGCTTATACACCGATAGTGCCGCTGACTCGTTCGTACGAAGCTATCTTCGTACCGAATGGCTGTAGCAAGTGTTGCCCTCACTGAGGAAGAGTGCTATCTCCTCGCTCTCATCCAGGACCATTCTGGGATCGACTTGGCCGAGTTCCTCTGGGAGGACCCGACCGCTGAAAACGAGGAGAACCTTTTCCGCGCGTGGGAATATCAAGTGCCGTGGTGGCGCAAAGCTTCACGTCTTTTCATCGACGCCTGTGCCAGGGCGGTTGGGAAAACACATTCGATCATCCTCCGAGCTTGGGCTTTCGCCATCCAGTTCCCCGGCTTCGAGATGGTGCTTACCGCACCCGAACTAATCCACCTCAACCCGCTCACCTCCAGAGTCGAAGACAAGATCAAAGAAATCAGACTGACCAGAGAACTCCTACCTGGAGGGGTGGGACGGGGGTTCACCCACCGGCCGTTCCAGGTCAACTTTGTCAACGGGACGAAACTGCTTGGACGTATCCCCCAGAAGGACGGCAAAGGGGTCAAAGGTCTCCACCCTCTGCGGTTGGAGATGGATGAAGCTCAAGACTATCCCGAACCCGGTTGGACAGAACTCATCGAGACCCTCCGTTATGGCCAGGAGCAAGCCCAATGGCGGGCACATGGCGTGTCCAAAGGGATTGGAGGCCAATTCCAGAAGGTGTCCTCGCCGGGATCAGGGTGGGAGGTTGAGAGGATCACGGCTGTCCACCGCACAGACTGGTCGGATGCGGAACGAGATGACAAGATCAAGCTCTATGGCGGGCGTGACTCACCCGACTATCTACGCAACATCCTTGGCCTGCATGGTGACGCCACCAATCCACTGTTCGTCCTCCACCGGCTGATGGCCTGCGTCGACGACAACGAAGGCTCCACCTATAACCAGGACCTCTACTACAAGAGACGCATCAACGACGAGATGATCGCCGGACGCGACATTCTCGACCTGATCGACCCGCCACGCATTCACACCCAGGACTGGAAGATCTTCTGGATGGGGATGGACGTGGGACTCACCAACCACCCCTCCGAGATTCTTATCTTCGGGGAGGAGAACCTCAAGCTCAAAAACTTGGAGACCCGAGTTGCCCTCCGACTTCTGACCAGGGTCAACTTGCGTCGTATCCGTGCCTCCGACCAGAGACGAGTTGTCGTCCACCTGATGCACTTCTACAAGCCACGCAAATTCGCTATCGACCGGACGGGTCTTGGGCACCCCGTCTACCAAGATCTCCAAGACGAGAACCCTGATCTCATGTCGCTCATCGACGGGTATGCCTTCAATGAGAAGCTCGTCGTCGGACATGAGGACTACGACGAGGGCGAGAGGCCAGAGGATCATGAGATCAAACGAGTCGCCCAAGAACACGCATACGACCTACTTCGAACATATGTGGATGGACGGCGGCTCATTCTGCCGTTCGATACCGAACTGTTGGGAGAATGGAATGGCCAGACCTGGATACGCGAGACGGTCACCACGCGGGATGCGTACGGTAAAAGACGGTTTGCTCAGGGCGCATTCCACACTCTCGATGCGGGGGGTATGGCTGTTCTCGCCAAGGAGATGACTGCCTTCCGTAAGGTCCAGGAAATGACAGAAGAGTCCGAACCAATAGGCGTTGTCTTCGCTTAGGTGGGGCTAGCATCGTTCGCATGAAGGTTAGGGTTGGATCGGACGGTCCCCATATCGCTCCATCTGAACGGGTCACACCGGCAGTGCTCGGATTGCCCGATGTTCCAGACCTGGAAGATGAACTGGACGCCATGATCTCGGACATGCAGGGTCTCACGCTCGAACTACCCGACGAAGTGATCCAAACCTGTGCAGCGCTGATGGCCCGATGCACAGAACTACATGTCCGCATGGTCCGTGTCGAAGGGGGAAGCCGCCACATGCGATGGGTGCGGACCCAGCAACTGACCAAAGTCATGGAACTCATCGAATTCACCTACAGGGCGGCAAGCCGTCTAGTTGAAATCCGCCGACAAGACGCCGAGTTGAGTCGATGAGTGACGAACACGCATTCGAAGCGACCAGCCAAGGCGGTGTGATAGTCGCATCCGAGGTAGACCCCGACATTGTCGAAACGTCCATCGACTCCGGGCTGCTCAACCTCTACGAAGGGGCTGCATGGGTTGAGCCAGTGAAACGTGCTCTTGCCTCCTGGGCCGAGGACACACGTAGGGGCGGGCGACGTGATCGCAGCATTTTCGCCAGAGACAAGTTTGTCACACCCGGCAAGATCTTTGAGCAGATGGCCATGGCCGAAGACGCCATGGACGACGACGTGGTAGGTGGTGTTTATGACACCTCCGAAGCTATGGCCTTCAAGAAAATGTCCATGCAATGCCAGGACCCAGACCAACGTGACGTGTGGAACCAGATTGCCAAAGACTTGAACCTTGATGCTTTCCTCCGCATGGCGTGGCGGGAACTCTTCAAGTCATCCCAATACTACGGAGTGATGTGGTGGGGGCGTAAGACATACCGGGTTCGTGGAAGCGGGGAGCAGCGGAAACGACGCAAAGCCTTTGACCTTGTCGTCCCGATGGCTCTCGGTGTGCTCGATCCGACACGTATCGTGCCGGTTGGGGCGACCCTGTTCGGGGATCGACAGTTGGCGTGGATAGCAGACGAAGGAGAACAGGCCCTTTTCAGGAAGGTGAAAGAGGATCGTGTCCTAGATGATCAGCTTGTCAAACAGATCTTCCTCGGACCATACAAGCCTTCAGCATCTGAAGCTCAAAAGCTGCAAAGCGAAGACATCCCTGTTGACCGTCTCTGGCTGCTCAACCCAGTCAACGTCTGGGCGGGCACCCTCACCAAAGCAACGTATGAACGTTGGGCGCGAGTACGGATGAAGGCGATATTTTCGTTGCTCGACATGAAACATCAGCTAAGAGAGATGGATCGGGCATTCCTTCTTGGGGGAATCAACTTCATCGTTCTTGTCAAGAAAGGCACCGACGCGCTCCCAGTGAAGAAGGCATCGGAGGTGACGCTCGTAGCAGAACAGATGCGCTCACAATCCAAATCGTCGGTCATTGTCTCAGACCATCGGCTCGAAATTGAAATCATCACCCCAGACCTTGAGCACATCATGGACGGAGAGAAATGGTCTGTGCTCGACGACCGGATCAGACTCCGACTGTGGGGAAGCATCGCGCCACCATCAGACACCGGCAACAAGGAGAATCAGATAACCCTGGCCAAGGTGGTATCCCTTGGGATCGAGAACCGCCGTCATATGCTCAAGCGGGACATGGAGGCAGCCGTCATAGATGCCACCCGCGACCGTAACGAGGCGGACCTCGATGAGCCAGCGTCACTCGAATACGCACCACGGCGCGTGGACCTCCTTTTCGACTCGCAGGTGGCCACTGTCTTTCAGGAGATCCGAGATCGTGGTGACCTGTCACGCGAAACGATTCTCGAAGAGTTCGGTTTCGACCTCGCCCTGGAGCGTCAGCGCCGGGAGGCAGAGAAGGACACTCCCGAGGGAGCAGAGGACGACGAGATCTTCGCTCCGGTCAATGTCCCATTCAACTCACCCGACAATCAGACCACTCCCGGTGGTGCGGGCCGACGAGGCGGTAGGCCGCCTGAGAACCCCGGTCCATCGACAGAGACCGGGTAACCTTCGTACGAAGGAGTAACAGTGTCAGAAGCGTTTGTCTTCGAACGAAACAACAAGGTCTACCTCAACGCCGTGGCGCGGATCATCTCAGACCCCGAAGACCTCCCGCGTGAGCTTGCCTTTGCTTTGAAGGGGAAACGCCTCAACCCGGCTTTCGTCTGGGTGTCAGGTCGTTACGTGCAAGGCGAGCAGATGAACACTAACGGCCAGTTTTGGACGACCGATGATCTCAAAGCTGGAGAGTATTCGATCCAATACACACCTCTCAACGTTCTTCACGAATGGCAATATCCAATCGGCACCTTTGTCGAAACCAAGCTCGTCCACCGGGAAGCCGCAGCCGAGGGAGAACTGCTGCCAGAGATCCAGGCTCTGTCTCTCATCTGGGCATCCAACTTCCCCCAGGTGGCAGATGCCGCCCGCGACGCTCACGACAAAGGGAAGCTCTGGTATTCGATGGAATGCACTGGTGAGGCGAAGCAGTGCCTGACCTGTAACAACACCTACGAATGGGCAGCCGCACGTTTCTGCGCCCATCTCGAAGGATCGAAGACAGCCCCACGACGATTTATCAATCCGGTGTTCCACGGTGGCGCTCTCATCTTCCCGCCAGTCGAGCCGGGTTGGGCCGACGCAGACATCGAAGAGGTGGCTAAAGCAGCACGCGAATACGCTGACCGTTCTCCGGTGGCATACAGCCAACTACCTGGAGGGTTGTCGGACAATGAGCGGATAGCACTCGAACATCTCTACAAGCTGAGAAGCACTCAGTTGTAATTCGATGTGTTACTCTTCTCTCGTACGAAGGATGGCAGCACATGAGGCCAGGCCAAGCAGAACATGACAAGCTGAAGGCCGAACTGCCCGAAAGTGCGGAATGTCTGGCCGACTGCCCTTACTGCGCTGACAACCGGGAGAAAGCCTCGAAGGAGGAAAAGGTGAGTACCGAGAAGGTTTATGACCAAGAGTCTGTGGACGCTCTCCTTGAGTCCGCCCGTTCGAAGGCTGCCCAGGAGGCGCGCAGCGAAGCCGAGACCGAACTGGCTCAGGCCAAGGCTGCATTGACGGCGAAGGAAGAGGAACTCACCGAGGCTCAAACCAAGGTCACAACCCTCGAAACTCAGATCCAAGAGCGTGACGAAAAGGAACGCCTATCCACATTGGCTGACGAGCGAGCCGTGAAGGTGACCGAGGTCACCGAGTTTTCTGACGAGCAGATCGCAGAACGGAAAGAAGGTTGGGCGAAGATGTCCGAAGAGGACTTCGACACCCTTCTCGCTGATTTCAAGGCAGTCACCGAAAGCGCGGCAAGCGCCAACGATGACGGCAAGGGAACCAAGAAGCCTCCAAAGCCGCCGACTTCCAGCATTGACGGAACTCGGGAGACCGCAGGCAGCGCAGGCACCGAGACGGAGTCCATGAGGAAGTTCCTCGCGGGCTTGAGCGCCTGAAAGGGGGTATAGGCAATGGGTTCTAGCACAACAACTCGTAACTTCGGGATGCGGCGTTTCACGAACATCGTTCGTGAAGGGCGGTTCCGTGCCCCGGCAGCCGCTGACCTGGTACTCGGTACGGGAGTCGAACTCGACCCGAACAGCACAACCGATCCGCAGGAGATCCGTCAGATCGACGGCGCAGGCCCCAACGATCTGGGAGGAGCCGGGATTCTGGGTCTTGTCGGTTTGCTCTGGTATGAGCACGATTCGCAGACCTACGTCGGAGCACCGGCAGGTTCTCTCGTACAGGATTTCAACACGGCCCCACGAGGCCGCATGGTCCAGATAATCCGAGGCCCCGGAGTCAAAGTGTGGTTCCGCAACACTGAAGCCGACACCCCCGAAGCGGGATTGAACTTCCCCGCCACCCGTGTGGAACAGGTCATGGTGGCCGCTCTCGGCTTTGACGGGGCAGGCGACCTGGCTCCAGACAACCTGCTCGCCTGGGATGCCGTGGCCGGGAACTGGGCGGAAACAGCAGTTTTGGCCGAGGCGTTCATGCGTGTCACTTATGCAGACAACGCCCTTAACACCTGCGACGCAGAGCTTCTGCTCTAGGAAGGAGACCTGAAATGAGCGTCAAGAGTTTGCTCGACAACAAGGGTCGCACTCCCGAAGAGCGGGAGGCAGCCCGCAAACTCCGTGAGGAGATCAACGAACTCGCCCGCGAGAACTGGCATGACCCCGAATGGCGTCGGGAGATGGCAGCCCTGCTCACCGAGTCGATTCTGGAGGGCTTCGAACTCCAGACATTCTTCGATGAGATCGTGGATGTGGAGCGTGTTGGGTTCGACGACAGGGTGTACCTCGAAGAGATGACAGGTCTCAAGGTCTTCTACATCGCCAAAGGTGGGAACATCGAGGCGAGCGCACTGGTCAGTGAGACCATCACCTTGCCTCGTGACACGCTGGGATTCCACGTGTACGAGTTCGAGGACAAGCTCCGCAGTGGGTTCGCTGAGACGGTCAGCCGTCTACGCAACCTTGCGATCCGGCGTCTCGACTGGGGCACCACCAACGCGATCAAGAGCCTGGCCCAGGCTTCGATCACGACCGGCTCCCCCTACTTCATCGAAGGTGTCGGGGTCAGCAAGGCTGCCCTTGACCAGGCGATCCGGGAAGTGGCCGACGAGTCGAACAGCGGTGTGGTCACCGTCTTCGGTCGTTCGACCATGGTCGACCAGATCGCAGATTTCCCAGGCTTCGCAGATGAGGCCCTGGAGGAGATCCGAGCACGGGGACGCCTGGGACGTTACCGAGGGTCCAGCATTGTCCAGGCTCGCAACTTCAAGGACGAGGAAGGCGCATCCCACATCCCGGCCAACGAAATGTGGGTCATGTCGGAAGACTTCGGCAAGTTCGCCTTCTACGGAGGACTCCTGTCGAAGGAATACGTCGAAGACGACAACTGGTACTGGCACTACCTGGGACGCCAAGACTTCGGTGGTGTCGTACACCGTCCAGAACGGGCACGGCGCATCGTCGATACCAGCATCACCCCGTAAGGCTGATCCTGGTGATCTGAGACGAGAAGGCCCCCGATATCGGGGGCCTTCTCTTATGCGTGAAACTGGAAAACGCGAATGGTATCGTAGTCAAATGTTCGCAGGAAGGATGGAAGAATGACTACTAGGACGACAGTGGAACGGGAGCTTTGGAAGAATGTGTCTCCCGGTCTGCGCTACTACCTGATTCTTGACATGTTCGGCAACCAGACCCACGGGTTGGTACAGGCGGGCCGCACTTTCACGATCACACCATTGGAGCGTCAACTCAACCAGCAGGCAGCCCAATCAGCCAAGGCGGACATGTTCCGCAACGGGACGTTCGTTTTGGTCAAGGTGACCGACGACACGATTCAAGCCGAGATCGACTCTCCGAACAGTGTCACCGATGCGGAGATCGAAACGGCTGTAGCGGAGGCTGTCGCCGGAGATCCGGTTCCGATCGAAGCGATGCTGGAGCGTCTCTCCTCGATGGTCACCGGCCAGCGCATCCTCGAAGAGGTGGTCCTCCAGGACGCTCCACAGTCGTTGGTCAACCTGACCAAACAGAGGATCGAAGACCTGACCGACAGGCCGATCGGCCCTGACGGCAAGCCGATGAAGATTGTGGAACGGGAGGTCATCCCACCGCCCGAAATCCAATCTGAGCCGTTCAAAGCCGAACGGGCAGTACGACCGCGATAGGAGAGCCTCATGGCCGAGTCGCACGGCGGGTTGGAAGCGATCGCGATCATCCCGTCCACTGTCGAACAACAGCTACGGCGGACCATGGTGTTCGGCCTCCCGGAGGATGATGCGGAGAAACCCACCTTCTACTTCGCCAAACAGGTGTCATGGGTTGAGCATGACATAGAAGGGAAGCCGTGGGACTGGACGACAGCGCCAGACACCGAGGTTCAGCCAGCCCCAGTAAAACCGATCTGCGCTTACGAGTTTCATTCACCCCTGGGGCGCACAGGTGCTCAACACAGCGAAGTGGGTGACTTCTTCCCCAGCACTGTCGTCGTGACTCTGACGGAAACTGATCTACCTGGTGTGGTTGACTCGTCTTATCTGATCATCGGCCCAGCCAATACGCGCTGGTGGTTCCGTTACTTCTACCCAACGGTCGGTCTTGGTGGGCTTTCTATTTACCAGGCCCACTTCCAAGCGGAAGACACAGAATGAACGGGTGGCAGGATCGGATTTGTCAGTTCTGCTGGCATGACAATGAGCTACACGACTACACGCCTGACAAGCGTGTACCGAAAGAGGTACAACCGGGGAAATACATGTGTTTGGATTGCGCCAGTTGTGATGTCGAACGGGTGGGGGTAGGAAATGCCGCCTGATGGTGGACTACGTGATCGGCTGATCCACGAAAGCCTCTTTAACGCGATCCAAACCGCCCTCGCGGATCTCGGATGGTTCGATGCCGGGAGGCAGCACATTCCGATCACCATGATCGACGAATTCCCAGACGAGAACGCGGATGTCGCCTTTAACACGCTCGCCTTCTCGATGGGTGACAGCGGGGGTGTGCCCACGGAGATGGGGAACACCGCCGAAGACCACGAGATCGTCTTTTTCATCGACTTCTTCGCGGAGGATGACGCTATCGGACGCCACCTGCGTGGAGACATCTACAACTACCTGACCGCCAACCAGATCCAACCCGTCTTCGACTACTCCCAGGCTTTGGACCCTCAAGTGTTCACGGTTGAAATCCAGGAGGACATCGACAAGCGCAAACCCGACCGGGCCGTCCAAAAATGGCAGAAACACTGGTATGTGATCTCCTTCTCCGTCATCGACTATGGGAGGGTTCCCGTATGAGCCGAGACAACAGCTACGCCAAGAATCTTCTGGCCCAGAGAGGTCGCCGGGCTGTCGCCACCCTGCTCAACTGGCTGGAAAGCAACGTCTACCAGCACCTACCCGAAGAGCTACAAGCTGAAACACGCAGCCGGGTGATGGCGGTCATGGGTGAATACCAGGACCTGGCCATGGACATGGTCGCCGCCGACACCGGCATCATCAACGACTACTGGGCAGAAGCGCTCACGGACATCCACACGATACTGAGGAGGATCGATGGTCACTATAAAGTATCGTCTGATCGGTGACCCCGCTTTCAAGTTCCGCCTCGGTCTCGAACGGTTCGCCGGTCCAGAAATCGATGACATCCACAAACAGGTGGCCGTTCAACTCACCACCGAGGCGAAACGTATCCTCCAAGCCAGCATCAAACGTCCTTGGGAGTCAGGCAACCGTAGCGGTTTCAGGCTCACCGGGGCGCTCACCGGGAAACACGGACGGAAAGCCGCCATCCAGACGAGGATCATCAATCGTGGAGGAGAGGCGCAGGCTAAAGGGGTCGGATTTCCCGACATAGCCGAACTCAACCGGAGGGCCGCACACTGGCGTCGACTCGAATACGGTGACGAAGCCATCGGTGTCACCAACATCCTTCCCACCGGCCTTTTCATCCAGGGGGGTACACCACAGCCACTCCGCGGACGAACCGCAGGGGACACCTTCATTCTGCTCGGGGAGTTTTCACGTCGGGCGCGCGCTTTGGGAGCCGGTGGGGCGCGTCGTGCGCGGGGACCGCTTGGTCCGATCGGCCAACGGCGGGTTCGTTTCGAGCCGGGTCGTCGTACTGAAACAGAAGGCGGTAGAGGCAACGTCCGGTTGACAGCACCAGCCAAACCGATCGAGAAGAAAGAGTTTCTTCAAGGGGCATGGGACTCTGTCGCAGGGCCGGAAGGGCGGTTGATTATCGACAAATACGAGAAGGCGATACAGGACATCTTCGGGGAGTTCCGCCGCTGAGAGGACAAACGCTCGCACGAACGTGTGCTAGCCTGACGGTTGACCTAAAGGTTTAGAAGGACGGTGAACGATGGCTATCAAGGCTGGCCAAATCCTCCACGTTGGTAACGGGTTCCTAGTCGATCGAATCCAGTCCGCTGGTGCCGGGTCGGTGAACGTCAACACTGAGCGCATCGAGGAACTCGGCAACTACCAGGCTGTCGCAACAATCCGCGATATTCCCGACCTGTCGTTCGAAATGGAAACGTTCGACATGGGCACCGAGATGCACGAAATCCTGTTCAACGCAGGGGCAGGCGATGCAGCCGGTACCAAATACGATGTTGAAATCGACATCTCTCCCCTCGACATCATCTCACCGTTCAAGGGAGAGGGCCTGTTCACCACAGTGCGGGGTCTCATCATCCCGTTCCTCAACGTCGAGTCGCTCGCCTACAACTTCTCATTGGACAACGCCGGAGCACTCACAGTAGGTCTCCGTGGTGATTCGATCTTCTACGTACCCGGTTCGGTCTACCGAGAGGTTTTCGTCGGAGACGGGATAGCCACAGAATTCACTTACGGTGCCGGTACCGGAGGCGTCGCAGGTCCGTCCCTCAAATCGGTTATCGACGGGAACAACTGGTTCGCTCTCGGTGTGCTCATTGAAGACACCCTGACCACACCGTCAACATGGACGAGGTTGCGGTTCGGGGTGGACTACACCAACACCGCCACAGCGGTCACCACCACCGCCACATACCCGGCAACCACCAACATCTACATCCTCTACGGAAATGCGGCAGCCGCCACCTACGCCCAAGGTGTTCACAAGGCTGTCACTGCGGCCACACCAGCAGCCGTCAAAGGTCGTCACATCGAAGTCCAATTCGGGGCGACACAAACCTCATGGCTTGGGGTCCAGTCGGCGTCGGTGGAGTGGCGAGCCACCCTGGAACGCGACGAGGAGTTCAACAACCCCAACGTCGTAGACCAGGATTTCGACGTGCCGGATGTGACAGGAACCATCACCATGAAGGCAGCCACCGCGGCAGCCCTATTCGATCAGATCCTCGCCGCCCACGGCATCACATCACCCGACATCGTGAACGCTGTGTCCGATCCACCGCAGATCGACGTGCGACTCCTGGTCAAGTCACCTGTGGACGGTACGACAATCCAGACACTGAACGTCCCCGACGCCCAGTTCGACCCTGAAGCGATCGCAGGACAGGTCGGCAACAAGCTCGAAGTGGACTTCAACTTCACGTCGGCTGGTGGAGACCTTGACGTGTACAAGGGTGACATGCCATAGAATTCCTCACTAGCGGCAACAGCAACAGAGGAACGAGAAGGAACCCTACGGGGTTCCTTCTCTTGTATGCTGTGAAACGTTCATAGGAAGGATGGAAGAATGACGGACATCGGTCCTGTTGTAGAAGCGCACCTGGCAGACCTTTTTGAGAACGGGAAAGAGGTGCTGATCGTCTATCCAGGCAAGCCCGAAACCAAGGTCTGGATCGAAAGACCCTCCCCTGACCAGCATCAGGAATGCCTCAACAATGCACGTGCGACTCGGGCGCGCCGCTTCTATGAACTCTCCGAGGAGAACTCAGGAGAGCGGATGGCGTTTGTCCAGGAAACGAACGCCCTGGACAAAGAGGAGCTTGTTGAAGCCCTGCTTGAGAAAGAGCGGCGAATGCTGGAACGTCAAGCTCTCAACGAAGTGCTCTTCTCCGAGGAGTTCGGGTCTGATTGGGGAAACGAGGGGGATAAATACAGTGACCTCCTTGGCGCGATCTCGGATCGGTACGCCGAAATCAACCAGCGCAACAATGAACTCAAAGCGGCCAACGTGGATGAGACGAACATCGTCAACCCCGACGACGACGAGGAGATCGTCCGGCTCTCCAAGATCCAAGAGACATTCGAAGTCGAAGTGAAAGCCCGTCGTGATGAGCTTGCTGCCGACAAACGACTCGAAATCGCGGTTCACGGGATCGAGAAGCTCCGCGAGCAAATGCTCGAACAGCGAATCGCCCTCGAATGCGACATGGTCTGGTTCGCCACTTTCAAGTTCCAACAGCTTTTCTATGCCACCCGCTACATGGCAGATCACAGCCGTCTGTACTTCAGGAACGTCAGTCAGATCAAAGGTCTACCCCAGCTTGTCCAAGAGCAGTTGATGGACGGTCTCAACGAAGTCGACATCGACGTGGAGGCCCTAAAAAACTCGCTCACTCCCCTCCTTTCCTGAGCCTCATACGGGCACAGCGGGGAGCGGGAGGACCTTTCTGGCCGGAAGGAATCCACAAGTCGTCCCAGGCTCTTGTGCATGCGGTAAACGAGGCGCTCATGGTGATAAGCTGGCACGAGAACCTGCCAAAGGATGAGGTTCCACCACGCCACATTTGGTGGAGTGGCGACCTGCTGGACAACTGGTTTGAGGATGTAGACCGACGCCGTAAGCGGAAGACGACAGGAAAGTCGTCGACCTACGACGAGGCGGACGAGACGCCCTCCATGGGCAACCAGTTGGCAGAAGAAGTACGAGAGAAACTCATCCCGAGGTAGTGCGTGGCCGAGCAATTCCTGTTCAGATTCGATGAAGAAGGTCTCGACCGCATCATCCAGCGGGTTGAAGAGTTTCGGCGTCACATTCGTGAGGTAGGCCAAGCGGGAGAGCTTGGTGAAGGCTTTCAACGGTTTTTCAACCAGTTCATAGCTGGGACGAGACAGTCGCTGAAGACTGTTCGTGATCTTAGAAGCCAGATCGTCCAACTCCAGACCGAGTTGGCGAGTGCTCGGTTCACCACCGAGCTTGAGGCTCTCAGCAGGTTTCGGTTCGGGGAGCGGGTCACAGAACAGATAGCAGGAGCCGTACCTGGGTTGAAACCAGGTGAGGTTTCGACGATTGGTGTCAGAGATCGAGTTCAGGCGGAAGCTGCTGCCCGCCTCACCGAACAGCGGCAACTCCAACAGCAACTCGGAGAGCGGATCAACGCGCTCAACGAGGAGACGATACGACTCGAACAAATCCAGTTCGCTGAAGAACAAAGACTCAGCCAGGAGCGGCAACGTCAAGCCAACCTTGCCGAGTACACCAACCGGCTCGAAGCTACACGAGCCAGTCTCCTAGCGAGGGTCAGGGACATTCGTCCTGGGGGGACGCGTCTTCGGGAACTCACCCTACAGCGGGAGAATGAACTTACCCAGCGTCAGATCCAGCTACGCGAACAGTTGGCTGAGACGATCGCCCGGTTTTCACAGGGTGTGCCACGGGAGGCAGCCGCTCTACTCAAAGAGGAGATCAGTCTCACTGCCCAGGTCACGGCAGCCAAGCAGCGGCAGGTCAACGCAGAACGTGAGATTGCGCAGATACAGGCACAAGCCGCGGCATTAGACCTGAAGAAGGCGGGACGGTTCGCGGGGACGGCTTCGGAAGCCGAAGTTAACGCTCTGCTTGAAGTGCAGAACTCGATACGTGGTCGACTTGCGGCGGCTAGGGAAGAAGAGCTTCGGGCCACTGTCGCTGTCACGACGCTCGAACAGCAGCGAGCGGCCAACTTGGAGCAAATGGCGTCGATCGAATCTGGGGGGACAGGGCTGTCGCGTGGCGCAACGGAGGTGCTCAACCGTCTACGGCAGATCAACCAGCTACTCACCGAATTCGATGCGAGCAGTGACGTGCTCGGAGATGTTTTCGGGGAGGACATTCAACGTCAGCTAGCTGAAGTGGAAGCAGATCTTGCCGCTTTCGAAGGTCGAGACATTTCGCTACTCGATCCGGCGGAAGGGGAGCGTCTCTCAACAGCCACCATCCGTGCTCGTGAGCTTCTCCAGACCGTGGATAAGTTTCCCACCGAGGGTATTCCTCTACGTCTCAATGAAGAGGAACTGCTGGCGGGGGTCAGTCTTCTCAATCGTGTTCTGTTGGGAGCCGCACGAGATTTCGGACGAAGGTTCACGGCCACACTCCAGTTCGCCATTTCTGGTGCTCTCCTCTTCGGTACTCAACGCTTGCTTCGCCAGTTCTTCGATGCTGCGGTCGAAGTGGAACGCACCTTCGCTGACATCTCCACCTCTCTTGAATTCGACATCCAAGCTGAGAGGGGTACCGCCGAATTCGAACGTGCGCTAGAACGTGTCCGCCGCCAAGTCCTCCAAATCGCAGATGATTTCAATACCTTGCCCACCGAAGTCAATGCGGCGGCTTTCCAGATGGTGTCCCGGTTCGGGGATGTTGAAGCTGCGATGATCGCGACACGAGCACAAGTTCTCGCTACCCGTGTCGCCACCATCTCCCAGGCGGAAGCCCTACGTGCACTCACCGGGGTTGCAGAAGCGTACAGCCTGACCCTCTCCCACATCACCGATGACCAGGAGCGGCAGCGGCGTCAAGCCCAGTTGTATGCCGACGCGCTGGACAAGGCGACCATCATCCAGCAACGGTTCGGTATCTCCGTCGAGGATGTGCTGGAGGGAGCAGGCGGAATCGCTGAGCTTTTCCGTACCTTGGGATTCACAATCGACGAGACATTCGCCATTGTCGCCGCCACAGTTCGGAGAACCACCCAAACTGGTGCACAAGTATCCGATCGTCTCGGGCGGGCATTCTCATCAATCGAGACTGAAGAGGTACGAAACGAGCTTCTCGCTCTTGCCAACGACTTCGATGAGTTCTTCCTCCGGCCAATCGACTTCTTCGAAGGCGGACGGGAGGTTTTCTTCCAGATCGCTGACCAATTCGCCAGCCTCGATCAGCAACTGCAAAATCGGATCGCACAGATCATCGGTCAACGACGAGAAACCGCCTTCGTCACAGCCCTCTTCCAGGCCGCAGGCGAGGGCCTTGTAGGTGACATCATCGACCAGGTGGACGATGCGACAGGAGCAGCCGAAAACCGACTTGGTACCCTTCTTGCCACAGTCCAGGGGACGATCGAGGGGATCTCCACCGAATTCCAAGAACTCGCCCAGAATCTAGAACGTCTCGGTATCATCACCCCGATCCGTCTCCTGCTTTCAGGACTCGAACTCATCTTGAAGACCCTCAACGCCCTCACCACAGGGCTGCTCAACCTGGTTGAGCTTTTTAACCGGATCAGGCTTCCAGGCACTGATTTCGGGCTTGGTAGCGCCCTCACTGCCATGATCGGTCTTCTCACAGCCGCAGCCTCCTTCCGGGGGATCATCAAAAGCATCACCTTTATCGCCCAGGCGAAGGGAGCTACCACCCTTATCGACGTGTTCCGAAGTCTTCTCGGATTGAACCTGAAGGGAGCGCCCAGCCGTGCAACGGACATTGGAGTGAGCGCGGCCGGAGTTCTCGGAATCTCATCCTTTGTCAGTCAGATCAAAGTCGCAGATGGTCTGATCGGGAAAGTCGGTGCCGGGCTGAAAACCCTCTTCATCGCACCATTCGTAACCCTTCTTGGATTGCTTAACACGGCCAAGATCACACTGGGCGGATGGGTTACAGCCCTGATCACTGGACAGGTAGCAACGGGAGGGGCGATAACTACCGAGATTGGATTGCAACTCGCACGCGCCCGCACCGCAGTGATCAACGGCATCCTCACCATCCAACAACTCGGTCTGGCAGGGATACTCGCCCGAGTCGGACCACTCCTCGCCGGGTTTGTCCTCAGACTGGGGGGGGTGGCAAGAGCGGCATTCTTGGCTCTCGGTGCCTTCACCACGTTCCGGGTCGCTCTTGGTGCCTTCTCGTCCATTGCGGAACGGATCTTCAGTGATCAGGAAGGTCCATCCGGTCCCGGAGCACTGGAGAGGAGGGCACAGATAAAAGCAGAGGCTGAAGCAGCCGGGAGGTCGGTCAGTGACGCTGAAGCTGCCATTCAACAACTCGAAGAGCGTGCATCGCAACTGAGAGAGACGCTAGAAGGCGCAGCCGGATCTCTGGAAGCAGACTTCAGATCGTTCGGTCTGATCTTGCTTGGTCTGGGCAGCCAACTGAAAGATCAACCCGGTACCCGAGAGAACATTGAGCGGGAAGAACGACAGGTCGGATTGGAACTCGCTTTCGCCAACGCTGTCCGACTCCAGGCCGAGGTGGGGCGTCTCAATGCTGCTCTCGGCTTCACCGGAGACGAACTCGCCCCCTCCCTTCAGGACAGCCAACAGTTGGTCAACGCCATCTTCAACGCTCTCGTCGGGATCGACGCTATCGATCCAGACCCAGCGGATCTGGAAGCTGCTCAAAGACTCCTTGATCAGGCTCGGGCCGGTATGGAAACCGCAGCGGATCTTCTGGGTGAATGGGGGGAGGTGATGACCGCGCAAGAGATCCGCGACGAAATCAACAGTCTTCAGACGAACATCCAACTCGGATTCAGGACGTTGGCCGGAGCGCGGCAACGACTACGAGAATTGCGGGCGGACGCTATCCAAGGTCTCGCCCAAGCCCAAGCAGGGGGCGATCCTGCCGCCATAAAAGAGGCTGAACGTGTGCTGCTTGACATCGCCCTCACTGACCAGCAGGTCTTCGAACAGGAGCGTGATGCCCGGTTAGATCGTGCTGCTCTCATTGAGGACAATCGGATACGAACCCTGGCGGAACTGAGAATCCTCAGAGATTTCGCGGAGGCGGCAGCCAATAACCCCAATCTGGGGTTGGGGGCTGTGCGTCAAGCCCAGCAGGCTGTCGTTGACGCCGAACATGCGTACAACAATGCCATCCTTGAAGAGGCAGTCGCCCGACGACAGTTCGAGGTGGATACTGCACGAACGTTCACGGAGCGGATCGCTGCTTTCAAACGGCTGCTAGGGGCTATCAACGCACAGATTGCTGCTCGGATCAGGTCCACTGCGGAAGCTCTCGTCCCCGATTTCGGTAGTGGCACTATCGCCAACATCATCGAAAGTGTCGCCGCGTCAGTCATTGCCGTCTCGGGGATAATCAACCGGACAGCCGCCGAGGACGCCCAGGTACAAGCCATCCTCGACCAGATCGCAGACGAGCAACTCCGATACGCCCAACTGGTGGCACGCAACTCGACGCTGAAGAACAAAAGCTCACTCGACAACATTGCGGCGATAGCAGCCACCGCCAATGCTCTCCGTGCGGAAATCCAACTGCTCAGACAGCGTGGTGCCGACGAACAGGAGATCCTCGCCAAGGAGATCGAACTCCGAGACACTGTTGCCCAGCAGCGGCTTGCCGAAGCTGACCGTCGTGCCGCCTTCTTCCGTCTCACCGCGGGCACCGGAGACGAGATCCGAGCAGCGCAAGCCGAATTGAGGGCAGCACAAGACCGGCTGGCCACCGTCACCGCGCTCGGGGGAGCCGAAACCCAACAGGGATACGAGGCGGAACTTGCCGTGTTGCAGGCACGAAGACGACTTGTCGACCTGGCTCTCCGACAGGCGGACCTGTCACGCCGTGTTGCATCCGACCTGACCGACAGTTTTGAACAGTCGCTGCTCGATGTCCAGGCAGCACAAGAAGCTCTGAGACGGGCGGCGGGAGACCTCGAAAAACTGGAAGCACAGAAGGCTCTGGCGGAAGCCGAATCTCGCGCCCAACGGGAGTTTTACGATCGGCGTCTATCAGACCTGGACTTCCTGTTCCAGACTGATCAGCTTGGTCGAACCCAGTACATTGCGGCTCTCCGTAGTCTCCAGGCCGGTATCGACCGGACCACACGACAGGGGGAGGAACTCTGGCGGGAGATCGAAATTCAAATCCGGGGTCTCATGGAGGACGCCAACCAGGCTTTCAACATTCCCACCGAAATCCAACTCCCCACCCTCTTCGAAGTACGACGTGCCCTGGCAGCCGATGCCCTTGGGGTCAACTACCAGGACATGCGACAACAAGAAATCAACATCTTCGTCTCCGATGAAGTGGATATCAACGCGGTCATCGCAGCGATCGAATCATCGTTCGGAGGAACGATCGACCTTGAAGCGCAACGCCTGGCATCAGGTGGGGCAGGTATCACAATCGGAGGGTTCAACTGATGGCCCAGTGGACCCTCACCGACTTTTCGACCGGGACACCCGAAGTGTTCACTTTCGAATGGAACCCCAACAAGTTCGATCCGGCTGGGCGAAGCTCCAACATCCTCGCAGAACTCACCACGGCACCGAATGGTCAAACCATCCTCTTCCAGGGGAGGGACAAGGTGCGCCGACAAACGTTCGAAGGAGCGGTCGGAAGCCAGCAGTTCTATCAGGATCTCGACTTCTGGAAGGATAAGCACTATCCCCTCGAACTCAAAGACGATCAGGGGAGCGCCTGGACCATCCTCATCGAAGAGTGGAAATGGACACGGGTGAAACGCCGTAACCCGTGGCGTTACGACTACACAGCACAGGTGATCGTCCTGTGAGACACATGACCGAGGACCTCTGGGACCTGTGGGAGGCAGGCCAGTTTGTCGGTGACACTAAGCCGGTTGCTCGCGCCATCATCCAGAAGGCCACACTTCGCAAATACGGGCCGTGGCGCAGTCTCGCCTTCGGCCAAGACCAACCTCATTACGAGATCCCCAACATCAGAACGGTGACCAGAGACAACCGTCACCAGTCCGATGCCGCCTCCATGACGCTGACCTTCCTCAACCAGACACCCGTCGACCTGATGGCCAACCTGGATCTCGATCATGCTGGCGGCACGTCAGGCCCCAGCATCCGAAGCCTCAAAGATCTGGCGCAACCTGGCTACTACACATTCCGTCGTGGCATTACTCCCGAAAGTCTCCCCCGGTTCGGACACGGGCAGGACCCCGTATGGGTGGACATGCTCATCCCCAACCGGGTCATTCGAACATTCGAAGGCTGGGGAACGGATGGGGCGGTCAACCCGTGGAATGACACCAAACTGATTCTCACCGGCACCTGGCTGATTGACAGCGTTGAGTACAACGCCAATGGGATCATCACGCTCAACTGTCGGGATGTTTCAAAGCTGCTTATCGAACAGCGGCTCTACCCGCCGATCATCCCAATCAAACAGTATCCCCTTGAATTCTGTGCCACCTACTCGGAGACTACTACTGAGACTTTCACGACCAGCGAGACGATCATTCACGAAGGGAGCAAAGGTGAGAACGTAGCCCAAATCCTGCTCTGCAAAGACGGATACATCTCTTCGAACACTCCCTGGTACGGATGTCACAATCCGGTCTACGGCCACCTGGAACGACATGCTTTCGACGGGGACACGTCCACCTACTGGCTCTCCATGGGGAACAACGGTCCCAACGAACTCTGGTCATACGAATGGATCGGAGCACGCACTTTCGGGGAGCCGGTTAACAAGATACGGCTCAAACCCAAATGGGGTGGCTATGTCTGCTACGTGGGGGTCATGGAAAACGGCAAATGGCAAGGCGACAAGATCGTCCCCTACGGCTATTGGACATCTCCCGCCTACCCCAACCAATCCAACAAGCCGTACGTCAAAAAGGTCAACATCCCGAAAAGCGAAGCCTGGTTCGAAATCGAACTGCCTCGCGTCTACAGCGCTGACCAGGTGCGAGTCACCTTCACCAACCTCCAAAACTCGGGTCTGGGAAACAACCCTTACCGAGCTGCGATCTATGAATTCCAAGCCCTCGCTGACATCCCGCCACGCACCGAAATCATCAAAACGGAGGAAACACGCGATGTCGAACGGATCATCCCCGGCAACATCAACGACTACACCGATATCGTCAAAGTCCTAGCCTCATGGTCAGGCTTCTACTGGCCGTTCGGGTTGTCAGACCCCATTCTCCGGGCATGGGAGGAAGGGGAGGGAGATGGCAGCACCAGCGGACGCGTCTGGGGAGATTTCGCCTATTCAGGAGCCTATCCGGTAGACCCACCCTGTATTCCAGCCTCCTTCTGGGACAACAAATCCGTCATGGATGGGATCAACCAGATCAAAGAGATCCTCGGTTTCATCTGCTACGCCGACGCTACCGGAGGTCTCGTCTGGCGGATGCCCAACATCTGGCGTACTGGCAACTTCATCACCGGATTCGGGTTCATCGGGGCTGACAGCATCCGCACCGTAGACGAAAACAAGGTCCTCATCGACTATGGGGTCACCATCGACGACAACAACCTCCGCTCGGAGATCATCGTCGTATCCGCAGACGATCCGACACTGCACACGGCCATACAGCCGGGCTGGGGTAAGGGCGAAGTGATTCCATCCGCCGTGGACCCCGCAGGCGACCTCGCCCTGCTGGGAGGCCAGGAGCGGATAATGCTCGTCCCCAACTATCCGTTCATCTCTCAGGCTGAAGTAGACAAGTTCGCCTACCTGGTCTCCCTGTGGATTCACTGGTCATACCGGAAAGGCAAGTTTCGCATACCAGGCAATCCAGCTTTCGAGCCGGACGACCAGGTGCGGATCTTTGAACGGATCACGGAAGAGTCCTACATCCACTACATCCAGGGTGTCCGCTCGGTCATGGATCTCGATAAAGGCACCTGGTATCTCGACGTGGACACCCACTGGCTGGGGGTCGGACCCGACCAGACGTGGGTGGTCAACACCTACAAGGACATGCCTCCCGCCCTCTACGCCTACCTGGTCGCCATAGGAGAGATCACTGAAGACGGCGACCCAGACAACTTGCCCGAAGGCTGGGACCCCAACTTCACCATCCCCACCTTCCCCGATGATGTCCCACGTCTCGATGAGAATCTTGAAGAACTGTTCCCCGACCCGCCTGCTGTCGAATTCCCATACGACGACTCATGGTCCGATTTTGATATTGCTCAGAACATCGGATCTGGCTATGTCACACCTCCAATTTCAGGCGGAGGGGGAACGGTTAACCACCGCTCGGAGGCGTGGCGATACGCCTACTGGGGAGCACGCGGATCAGACCTCACCACCTTCACTTTCATGTATGCCTATCCGCCACCGACCAGTTTCGCCGCGCCGTACAGCCATCCCGGCCAAGCAACCACTGTTCGCACCACCGTCCCAAGGGCTGCCGTGACAGCCTATAGGCTTGCCGCTGGGATTTTCGCTGACGAAGACTATTACGTCTACTCGTGTGGAGCTTTCGCTGGTGTGGACCGCAAGATCTCGGGGACGAATGTCTACTCAGCGCATGCCTGGGGTCTGGCCATCGACATCAACCCCAACATCAACAACTGCTGTACTACGCCATGGGCCACCTGGCTTGCCCGCCCTCAGTCTCCGAAGCTCTACAACGCCGCGATACGTATCACCAACATTCGTACGAACGACACCAACCAGAGAGTTTTCGGCTGGGGCGGCTACTGGAAGACCAAGAAGGATTACATGCACTTCGAGATCATCTGCACCCGGACCCAGATCAGTGAAGGGGTACACACCTGATGGCTGATAATGCTGCTGTACGCAGGATTGGACGGAGTCTCCAGAAGGCGGACAGACGCCAGGAGTTGGACCGTGGGCAGTGGGCCACACTCGACAAGATCGACTACGACATTGTGGTGGAAGGGAGAGGCGAAGCTGAGGCAGGGCCATTCTGGTTCGGGCGGGCGTTCGACGTTCCTCCGTTCTTTACGTTCTCGGCGGTGGCACGAGGCGCGAACACGGGGGTAGCCACACAAATAACAATCGGCGTCGCTGAATGGTTGCAGGACGAGCAGGCCATGTATGTGGGAGCCATGCTCTGGTTCGTATTCGATGCATGTTGGGAGCCGTTTCCTACAGGACTGGTTATCGATGAAGATTTCGAAGATCACAACAAGGCGTATCTAGCTGGACCGAAGGGGAAAAAGGTTGCCATATCCGAACCAGGGACGACCTTTTTCAAAGTGATTCCACGAGGAGACATCTCACCTTTTCACATGATCAATACCGTACTGCCGGATGATAACGAACGGACATACTGGCTACTCAGCAATGCGGCACCAGCAGGTGGATCATGGCACCTACGCCAAGTCCAACAGTCGCTCCCCGTCTCAACCGGTGTGTCAATAGGCTCTGTTATTGTCGGGACAGTCATTCCATGTGCGGCTTTTAGCCTACCTCTCATACGGGTTCTACCTGGTATGACAGTCAAGATGCGGGCCAACGCCAAAGTGAATGACACCTACGACCAGATCTCGTATCAGTTTGGTTTTGGTGTTGACTTCTTTGATGAGAATGCTGTTTTTATTGGTAATTCAGGACTGGTCATGTCAACCCGTAACGGTCAGGATACTTTCTCTAAAACACACCTATTCACCAGTTATTCGAAATATGAGGCGATCTGGCGACTCATCCCTTATGGGGGGTTTGACGAAAACACTGAAGTCAATTGGCCCACCAACAATAATGACATCAGGTACATCCAACTAAGGTTACGTGTCGGATGGAATCCTCTTCCGAATCTGTTCCCATACCCTGAACTGATCTTTGATGTGGACGACATCGAAGTCGAACTGGTCGGCCCAGCCCAGACCGTGAGTGCTCCAATTTTTGATGTGGCCCTCAACTTCGGTGGTCAAGTGCTCCGCGGCTACAGCGGCGTCCATCCCTTACGTTCGTACGAAGCTCCAGTGAAAGTGTTGCTCTCATGACAAGCCGAGTAGGTAAAACGTATCCGAGTATTCGTCGCGCTGGGCAACAGATAGATCTCGATCGGGGCACATGGGCTGGGGAGAGTCTCCTCATCCTGTCGTATGACACTGTCGGAGCGGGCGTCATCGAAACGGAGCTTCTCGACTTTGGTCTCGTCTTCGAAGGGCCACCCTTCTTCTCCTACGGTGTGGAACTCCAGCCGGGGCATGTTCTCGTCGCAAACGACTTTCCTCTAGTAACGGCAGGAGTCAAAGAGTGGAAGATCACTGAGGTGGAAGCCGACTCGCAGGCTACACCTTTCTATCTGGGGGCATTCCTCTGGATCAGCATCGAAGCCAACACTGCGTATCATCTCCGATTTCGTCTTTCGTTCGAAGGAATAACGATGCGCAATGTAGAGTACATCCGAGGTCTCAGTGGCTAGAACACAACATTTCGGTTTGAATAAGTTCGGCGCGGAAGGTCGTCTCTCAGATGAGGGCTACAAATACACACTGCGCGACCGTGACCTGATAGACGCTCTCATCCACAGCCTGACGGTCCACAACCACCAGGCACCCAGTGTGGCAACCAGCCTGGCAGGCCCGCCAGCCAGCGTATATCTCGACCTCACTCTCAACACGACAGGCGGGAACCTCCTTGCCGGTCGAGACTACTACTACAA